ATTTTCATCGTGGTCGAGGTTTGCGATGTAGGTTTTGTTGACGTCCCGGACGCGGGGGACACCCGCCACAATACCCTTCTTGGGGTCTTGCGCCCACGCCATCAGGCGCAGGATGTCTTCGGGTTCAAAGTTGATGTCCGAGTCGATAAACAGCAGGTAGTCAGCGTCCGACTCAAGCAGGTCCTGCACCAGCAGGTTGCGCGCCCGAGAGACCACTGAGCAGCCACAGACGCTGCCGATGTTGATGTCGATACCGTGCTTAGGAGCCAGCTGCGCGAAGCGGGCAAGCGAGACCGCAAGCTTCAGCGACACCTTGAAGTCGTAGGCGGGGAGGCCGATGAAGACCCCTTTTCCCGCCATATCGAAGCCTTTGACTGCTTGCATAGTCATAGGAAGACTCTCCTATTGAGCTATTACGATGCGGTGGTTACGGCGATCCAAGTGGTGCCACCATCCGAAACGTACAGACGGGTCGACGTCGAGCTACCATCGCTACGCAGATAGATCGAACCCTTGGCAGCAGCCACGGTCGGAGCGCCTGAACCGACGTACATACCCATACCAGCAGCCGTGTTGGTTGCGATGAACGCAGAAGCGCCGCCAGCGACAAGCGCGACGTTGCTGTCAGCCGTGACGTTGCCAGTGGCGGCCAAGCTAGTTACTTGGGTAGCCGCACCGAAGGTGGCGGTCGTGGTAACCGCACCGGTCGATGAATCAATCGAGATGGTCTCGAAGCCGTTCTCAGAACGTACCGGACCGTTGAACGTGGTATTCGCCATTATTTATCTCCGTGTAGTAGCACCTACCCATGCCGTCGCTACTACGTCTGCTAGGGCAGTCGACACGGGTTAAACACCTAGTGGCGTACTTGTAGCACGACACAGATACAAAGAAAAGACCCCCCGACTCTCGCCGGGGGGTCTCGAAGTCCTAAACTTCCCTAGGACTTAGCTTAGGCAGCGCCTTCGCTACCGTACATGCCCAGCGGGTCAGACCAGCCAAAGCTGTAACGCTCGCGGCTCTTGTAGCGAACGTTGCCGGTGTCGAAGTCACCATCCATGTTCTGCGCCATCGGCGTACGAACAAAGTGCTTCAGGCCGTTCGGCACATCGGTCGTCAGGAACCATGCGTCCGGGTCGGTCAGGAAGTGGTTGACCGTGTACCCTTCAGGGATAGCGCCGTTCGACTTGATGGCGTTGATGTCGTTGTCAGCGGTCGACACGCGGAGTTCGGTCTCCAGCAGTCGAGTCGCAACGAACATCAGGCTCGGCGGGACAACCAGCTTCTTCGGCTTAGCCGCGATCAGCAGGCCACGCTCGTCGGTCCACGCAGCAATCTGGATGACCGCAGCCTCAAGCGAGGTTTCGTTGAGGTCAGCCGGGGTGCTGGGGATGTTCGAGTTGGTGCCGCCACCAACCAGCGGGTGCGAAGCCGAGAACAGAGCCACGCCATCGCCACCGGGATAATCGGTGTCGAAGCCGTTGTTCAGGACAGCCGCAGCCTTGGTCTGCTTGGTGTACGCCATGGCACGAGCAAGTGCCTTGGTGTAGCGGGCCGACAGCGAGTCGTACAGGTTGTCTTCGATGGCTTCTTCCGTGATGGAAAACCCGAGAGCAATCGTCTCGTGGTTGTAGCGAGCCGTCCAAGCTTCCTGCGCGTTGTCGTAAGCGATGGCCGAACCTTCGTTCTTCACCGGCGCAGCCGAGAAGCCCGAGAGCTTGGTTTCTTCTTCGAACGAACGCTCAGAGCTTTCCGTTTCGAAGATTTGCTTATGCTCTTCGCCGTAGCGTGCGTATTCGAGGCCGAACAGGGCGTTCAGACCCGGCAAAAGCTCCTTAAGAAGCTGTGCGCGCGAAATTGCCATTGTTCAGTCTCCTTACACGCCGGTTGGGTTGAGGTACTGGTGCATACCCTGATTCCACTTGACGATAACCTCGGTATACGAACCGGGATTACCTGCCGTAGTAGTGTCAGGGATAACGTCCACCACGCGCACGGGCCACGTCGAGGTGGTTGCGGTGGTCGAGCTAACAGCCACGCGGCTGTTACCAGTGTTCGTCAGGCCCGAGTTCTGCACCAGAACAGCGTTGTTACCGACCGAAGTACGGTTCACAAAGCTCATGGTGGTGCCGCTCGAAACCACGGCGACCTTGAACAGCGCATCGGGATCGTCCAGCACATAGGCCGTGATGCCGCTGATGTTCGTGGTACCGGGGTAGTACTGACGGAAGGTCAGACCGAACGTCGGATCGACGTAGGTGCAACCAAGGAACACACCTACCGGGGTAGCAGCGCTCGTACCGGTGTCCTTGTCCAGAGTACCGTCGCTGTTCAGCTTGACAACGTCACCATAGAAGATGGCCGTGGCCGAGTTGACAGCAATCGGAATCTGACGGGTGGAACCGGCAAACACCTGACCGCCGATAAGGTTAATCGGGAGAAGCCCGTAGGGGGCTTCAACAGCGGGATAAGCCATAATTAGCTCCTGTTATCTGCCTTTGCCAAATGATGTCGATGACTTCTTCTCGCGGAAGAGAGGCATACGAGCATCGCTCTCGCGCATAAAGTTGTTGTCCACGGACTCCATCTGAGACTGATTTTTACCAGTGAAGTAAGACTTACGCTGGCGCATCAGTTCCATCGGAGCTTTGCAAAGCAGCAACCCTGCGACTTCGACGTTGTCTTTGAAGCGGCTGTCCGGATCGACCATCAGGCTAAACTTGGGCTGCTCGCTAATGCTAACAGGTTCCCAACCTTCGCGCAGCTTGGCCGAAATGTTCCGGGGGTCCTTCTCACCGTTCGTGGAAACACGAATCCAGCGATAGGCGTAACCCGGCTGCTTGTCTGGCTCGGGCAGCGTTGACGCTGGGGCCCAAACTTCGACACGCTTTGTATCTTCACGCGTTTGGCGAGGCGCACGCGCTTCACCGAGAGTTTCCATGACGTCGTCAATGGAACGATTATCACGAGTAGCCATATTAGTTCTCCGTCTTCATGAGTTCACGAGCATATTGCTCGGGAGTAAGACCCAACCTCTTGGCGATGGCCAGCTGGGACTGTTTCAGCACAATCTTTTTGGGGGACCGGCTGCGTGAAGCAGGAGCTACGACATTCGCGCTCTTGTTTTCGCGCGAAGAGGTTTTCGGAGCCTCTTCCTCCCCGAAGTAATCGGGGAATCGACGGCGCATCGTTGTGTCGACGGCTGTCCAATATTCGTCGGAACCCACATACTGCGGGCCACGTTCATTAACGAGCTTCTGATGAAGCCCGAGAGCCGACGCAGTCATCTCCGGATCGGTCCCGTACCACGTATTACGCTCTTGCCACGTAACCGTTTTCTGGTCGAGCCGGGGCTGTTGCACCTGCTGTGGTACAGTGTCTACCTCAGTTTCTTCCTGCTGTAAAGTAGGCCGATACTGCTCAACCTGCTGAAGCCGCAAAGTAGCCCGCGAGAGCTTTTCTTGGGCGTCAACGACCTTGTCAGCGTCACCAGACTCGTACGCATCGCGGTACGCCCTACGGGCGGCGTCGATTTCATACTCGGCGGTCTGCTTATAGCTGCCAACAAGTGACTGCTCGCCTTCAGACAGCGTCTTTTTCAGGCGGCGGTTCTCTTCCAGCAGCCGCTGGGCGGCGCTCAGGGCCTCCTGCTGCTCGCGCTGGACGCGTTCCTTCTCCCGGCGCTCGTCGTGCCAGACCTTTTTCATCTGCTTGAGGCGGGTTTTGACCTTGTCGGAGTATTCTTCGAGCTCATCGCTCTCCAGCTCCGCGACAATCTCCTTCGGCATGGGCTCACGACCCCTGTCAGCCTCCGGAGTATCGTCAACCACCTCCAATTGGGTATTTTCGGCGTCTTCAGCTTCGACTTCCCACTGGAAATCGTCGTCAGCAGGCTTGGTAGCCATCACTTCTCTCCTTTGTACGGGAAAACGCTCCCGTTAGGCGCGCGAAATGCCTCGCGGATCGTCCACAACAGCCTCAACGCTGTCGTCGTTGATAAGACGGAACTCCCGACCGTGGATTTTCACACGGCTACCGGCCAGCGGGCGGGTCAGGATGAAGTCACCTTCCTTGCACCACGGACCGTTCGGGAACCGCTTGGGGTCCTTGAAGGCGTCGGGGCCGACCTTCAGCACAAACAGCACCGGGGTGGTCAGCTCTTCGTGATGTCGGGTGATATCCGCCTTGTACAGACCACTGGCATACTTCTCCTCGACATCAGGCACCGCGCACAGAAGGCGATAACCCGATGGTTCCGGCAGTTGCTTGGGTTTGTCTTCAACCGGCTGGTTAGCCGCCTCGACATTGGTCATTTTACGGAGGGTAGGTAGCTCGTCGAACAGAGTTTTGTCCTCTGTATCAGTCATCGTCAGTCTCCATTTTGTGGGCAGTTTCAGCGATGAAGCTGTTAGCCATCATCAACCCACGGATTACGCCGGCGGCGTACTTGTATTCCCCGTGGTCTTTAGCGTGCCCACGCGCCAAATCGTCAGAGAGGATTTTGATCTCCTCGTTGTTCTTGTTCGCCAGATGGCGGAAGATGTCGTTGCTCATTCAGTCTCTCCCTGCGCCGGGGTTTGAGCCGGCTTTTGCTCACTCATCATGCTCTCACGAGCAACTTGGACGCCCACACGCAGCCCTTCGAGCTGCTCGTCTGACGCCAGACGTGCCTTGTCGGTGGCAACCTTGACCCCGGCGTTGAGACCGGCGATCTCCTTCTGCGCGGCGATGCGTTCGCGCTCGATGTCCAGCCTGTCCGCCTTGTCTGCGGCGTCGACCTGAAGCTTCTGCGCCTTCTGCCTAAGCTCTTCGGCCTTAAGCTGAAGCTCGGCCTGCTGGAGCTGCATGACCGGGTCCTGTGCCGCCTGCTGGGCCTGCTGCTGGGCAGCTTCGCCTTGGTTCTTCCGGAGCAGCTGCTGGGCAGCGGCAGCGGCAAGGCGAGACACCTCCAGCTCGGTCTTCTCGTCCATCTCAGCATTGGGCGGCGGCAGCGGGACGCCCGCCTGCTCTTCCACCTGACGGCGATACTCGAACGCCAGATGCTCCTGCATGTGAGCCGTCATAGCCCCCATGATGGTCTGTGCGTTGGGGCTCTGCCCCACCATCTGCTGGATTTTCGGGTCTTGAATAGCCGCCATGTGGACGGCGAGGTGCGCTTCATGGTCTTGGTACATGAACGCCTTGACCGGCTTCATGTTCAGGAGGTCCATATTCTCGCTGACCGGGTCGCGCGGCTTCATCTCGTCGCTGTCTTGCAGCGGAACGAGCTTCTGGGCGTTCTTGATACCCAACACTTCAAGCATCTGCCGGTGCAGATAAGGCATGTCGTAGATGCCCGGAGCCGACTGCGCCAGCTGGATAACCGCCTGATACTGGACGATTTTCTGCGCCATGGTGGCGGCGTTGGGGTCCGACACAGGGATGACATACACCTTGTCGTAGTCGCTCTGCTTGGCGCGCTTGGGGCCAACCTCTGGCTTAT